GGTTAAATCTTCTGGGTCCCCTGTTCCTGCTGTAGTCCTGCCTTTAATCGTTTGAGTCGCTACATTAGCCAGTTTAGTATTATCCACCACATCACTAGCAATAACAGTCGCACCATCACCTGTTGAGGTGACATCCCCCGTATGGTTAGGATGTGTGTAGTTTCGAATAGAAATCCACGTTGTCCCGCCTAAGTCATACACGCGTATTTCATTTGCGGTTGTATTGAAGTATAAAGCGCCATCCAACAAGGTCTGTCCGTCATTGTCTAATGTAGGGTCTGACGCCTTTGGTCCTAAATATCTATCATCAAAATTATCGTAAGCTAATTCTGCTGCTGCTTGCGCTGCCTCTGCTGCTGCTTGAGCGTTACCAGCCGCAGTAGCATTATTGCCTGTTGTCACCACGTCTGCGTTTGTTAAAACAACATCTGCCGCTGTGTCGATTGCGTTTTGGTTGGTGGCCACTAAATCAGCTGCGGTATTAATGGCGTCTTGATTTGTTAAAACAACGTTTGCCGCTGTTGCTGCTATATCGAGACCTGTTTGAACTCTATCTGCCGCTGTTGCTGCTTTATCGAGACCTGTTTGAACTCTATCTGCCGCTGTTGCTGCTCTATCAAGCCCTGTTTGAACTCTATCTGCCGCTGTTTGTGTTGCGTCTGCATCAGCTAATCCCTCACTGACTAAAGCCGCCGCTGCACTAGCCGCTGCCGCTATTTGAGCGTTACCAGCCGCAGTAGCATTATTGCCTGTTGTCACCACGTCTGCGTTTGTCGATACAACATCGGCGTTAGTTAATACAACATCGGCGTTAGTCGCCGCTAAATCTGCGGCTGTTGCCGCCGCATCTGCGCTTGCCTTAGCCGCCCAATGTAATGCTGAGTAATTGCCTGCCGGTCTGTTTGTCGGCACACCGCTTGAGAACGTCCGTGTTAATACGTCCTCTGACTGGTTAGCCCAATCACCCGCTTCTAGGCTGGAGTCTTCTGAATTAGTTTCTGATGCACCTGCATTTGTTTCGCTCGTTGATGCCGCCGAAGCACTAGCCGCCGCCGCTACTTCTGATGCTTTCACATCGGTCACATCAATCATTAAATCCCAATTTGCCGAGTCAGTCGCTAGACTGCCTGAACTGGTATGGACTGTATTACAAATATAGACATTATCCTGCCCAAGCTCACCACCGGCATCAATGATAATGTCACGAACTAGGTAATCTGTTGCTGTTGTCCAGTCGCCTTTAAATGCACCAACACCTGCTTGAAGCTCTACATCACCCGCCGCATTAAAGCCGATAACGGTTAAGGCTCTATCGGCTGCAATGGCAGGCAGTTCTACCGTTGAGCCAACGGGCATAGTAATAGCACGCTTCACGTCCACGTCTACTGAATCTAAGCCAGCGACTATGCCATCAAATTCAGATTTAACCTCTGAGCCTCTTGCTGTTGTACCAGAACTAAAAGCGTAAGTGCGACTATAATACGGATTTGCCATTTATATCTTCCTTGATATGTTCGTTTAATAATACCTTATTAGGTAGCCTTTTTTCTGTGTGCCTAGCCCCTCAGATACCGCCTGTTTGCATATTGATAAGTAATGCTCCCAATCGTGAATTGCCCATCATTAGCGCCTTCTCCAAAGAAGAACAACGAGATATTTGTCCCCGTTCCTTTAATGCTTGTTTGTGGGAATAAATTAGAAACAGAGTTCCACTCGAAACTATCCCATATCGCCTCACCCCATCGCGCTGCCGCCCCAATGGTTACGTCATAGGTTGTTTCTTCTGAGGTCGCTGTATGTAACTGGCCATCTGAAAACTCATAGGTCATTCTTAAACTGGTGGTTTTTGTGGTTAGCAATTCCACATTCACCCATTTGAAAGTTTTTCTAACTGCTGGCGAACCTAAATGATGGAATGGCAGCTTGAGCGAGAAATCAGACGATAAACCATCGTAGTTGACCCCTTTCTCTTCTTGATAGACAAAGCCATTGCTTGCGCCAAATAAAACCGTCTCCGTCCCTTCAGTGCCTACTGAACTAGCCAAGCATCTAGGAAACACGATGTATGAGAAGGTAGTGAAGTGAGGCAATGCACCCTGTCCAAATAATTGATCTTGCGCTAAGATTATCCCCTTGCCGTCATCAAAATAAATTCGGTATTGGTTTTTATCCCTGACCAGATTCACACCAATCAATGTTTTATTAGCAAGGTATTCTTCCAGCAATGGGTTGATTCTTCTTGATGTTGTTGAACTCTCGAAATTACCGTACTTCTGACTAGCATCTAAACGCACAATGCCTCGTTTTGTTACTATTAATGGCGTACCTATCACATCTAATGTATCACCCACATCACCCGTATCAATCGCTACTAAGGAGATTCGCCAATCGTCTGTAGAAGTGCCATACAAGCCACTGACAGACTTATTTGTGGAGATCAATAGAACATCACCGCCAACGCTTTTCAGGCTCTTTATATCGTATCCTAGCGCAAGTTCAGCCGCGCCTAATATCGGGTTCCACACTAAAGGGTCAGCAACGGCTGAATGCTGTAGTGAGCCACCTGCAAAGGCCAAAAATAAATAATTTTTATGTGCTTCAATACTGGTCGGCGCATCTACCGCCATCCCTGTGATAATCGGGGTGAGAACAGTACCGTCAAACTCAAACGCTCTGTTAGTACCGTCACAGCCATACATATTAAAGTTGTCTTCACTTCCCTTGAAGTTGGTATTAACAAACCTAAACTTGTTCTCGCCTAAGTTAAATTGAATATCGTCTGCTGTGGTTGTTGATGTAAATACCGTAGCCGCCGACTTCTTTATTTCTTCACCGCTTTGAAACGTGCCCGACGTCACATCAATCACGATATAACCTGTCGCCGTAGAGCCATAAGACCCGCCCGACTTAACAAATTTCTTTACTGTGCCTTGTGCGCCACTGGTCAAACCATCTAACGTGTCACCAGCGACAACATCACCTTCATTGAGTACACCGGTATCATATTCCATCAACTGAAAGTGCGTCACCTCCACCCACCCAGCAGATGATGACTTATACATTTTGACCACCGAGCCATCACTTCTAAAGGCGTATATCACGCCTAAATGCTCCCAGACACCCAATACGTCACCTGTGCCAGGAACAGCCTGTATAAATCCCCTGTAATACTCTTGTGCGAGATACAACCACTGATAACCTGTATCAAGATCAGGATGTCCACCAATAACCTGAACCGATTGAACAGTAGCACCACCTGCTAACTCATCATTGGTTTGGAAATTACCTGACAGGTTTGTAAGCCCTAGTATGTTGTTTGTTGCGTCTACCGCTATGATTCTTGCTGTTGCGCCAGATAACGAACCCGTTATATCCGTATCAACCGTTTCAAGACTCGCATCATCAACACTCATGGTGTAATAGATCGCATCCGATGGCTTAGCTCGTCCATCTATGCGCTCATAACCTAGCATCTTGCGATAACCACCGTTCAGGTTAGGCTCGATATTATTTGCCTCTAACGCAAACCCCTCTGCAACTGCAATCGGCGGTGTTTCAAGGTCAAGCCCTCCGCCCAAAGGGATCGTCTTTGTCTTTATGTTCGCCAGTGCCATTATTGAGCGACAATTTGAATGTTAGATGCATCCGATAAGCCATAATACCTACGCTGGCCACCAGCTTGATTAGCGATCAATCTCTTGAGCAGGGTTTGATAGATTTGCGTGCCTTGCATTATCATTTCTTGTGCCGATTCGTAATTGCCATAGTAAATGAGTGCGCGACCAATAATTACCCTATGAAATTGGGCAGGAAAGACAGGTTTATCCGTGTCAGCCGTCATCACATGAGGTACTTTAAAATAATCATAAGTAAATGTTTCAACCTTATCAGGCTTTGGATAAGCCATTAACGTATTATCAGCCTTAAGGATGAACTCAGTCGGTGTACCAGTGATTGACTCGTCACGCTTTTCTTCCAAGTCTTCATAGTCAGTGATCTGAATTTGGCTCCGATCAGAGTTAAACAGCATCTCCCTATCCCACACGTTTAAATCTGCGGGAGGCTGAATGATGTTCACACCAACTTGTGTATTAAACGTAGCCTGCGCCCGCAAAAACTTCCAGTCAAAGTATTCGTTTTGAACGTCCTCGTAGGCTTGGTCTACCCATGAGACTAAACGCCCACCTTCACCCGTTTGCCCGTTTGTCGTGGATACGCCGTTCCCTGCTATACTCGCCTCGACACTTAACGCATTAACAAGTTGAAGTCGGTTCATCGGTTATTTTTTCGCAGGTGTTTTAGGACTTGCGGCTTTCTTCAATTTTCCATTGACCGTTTCGCCAAGGCATTCCCCCGATGCACTAAAGGCAAAGCCGCCCTGAGTGAATCGAACCCCATCTACTAGATCGCCTAAAAGTTTTGCATGTGGTTTGTTCTTATCTAGTGTGGGCATTTTTATTCCTCTCTTTTTGGTTGTGAATTTTCCGTGAAAGCCGTGCTTGCTTCTCATAGTCACGAACAACGTGCCGACTTGATACACCGTCTTCAAGCGTTGTCGGTTTGTCTTGTTCTTCGGATTTCATTATTTCTTCTAACGATAATCTATACATAGTTATCCCTTTCTCATAAAGAAAAGGGGCAGGATGACCCACCCCTTCGCTAATTTACTTCTTCGTGCCTTTAGTGCTTTTACCACCAATGCGCCCATTCTCCGTAGGACGATGTGTTTTAGCGCCCGTAGGTGGGTTACTTGGCTTGAAGCTCTCTTTGCTGCTTGTTCCGTCTTGTAATGACATAATTTTCTCCTTAAATTAAGATGTTGAACCCCAGCGAATAATACGAGCCTGTGCTTTTGTAGAAGCAGAGGTCTGATCCGCATGGGTAATGCCAAAATTTCCTAAATAGTACCAAGCAAGACCTTTGCCACGACCGTAATCATCAGCAATCTTGCCTCGTACCTCCAAAGGACACGCTACAGCTTCAGTCACGGTATCTGAGCCGAAAAAATACGCCGCATCAGTGTTAGTCCAGCCCATATCAGCAATGTTTGTCTGTGTAACGAAACGAACACCGTTGTAACGTCCCTTTTCACCGTTGATGATTTGTCCCCATCCAGAATCAACATACTGATGAATGCCCTCTAGTTCCAAGCCAACAGGCTCAAACGTAGCAGGGCGCATGATAGCCACGTAGTTCTCACCGTCATAAGTCGGGATATTACGTTCCTCCATTTCAACCGCGATTAGTCGAATGTGTGCCTTAGATAAAGCGTCTGAAGCAACACCTGAGAAAGTACCATCGTCCTGCAATGTAGCCGCAGTCGCGCTTGTAGAGGTCATCGTTAAGATGCTTGAATCAAACGCCGCATGTGCAACTCTATCTAGTGTACGAGCTGCATGGTTCTTTAACGACTTATTGATAATTTCGCGCACAGGATGTTCACTCAAATCGTCGTATCGGCCAGAGTACGGCACTGCCTTACCGAACTCTTTAACTGTAATGCTACCTTGAGTCACATCAAAGTTGCCCTCCGGCATATTTGCATTTTCGTTAATACCCGTAACATCAGACGCTTCATCAGCCACGTCACTGTAAACGTTCCATGTGTATGTTTCACCTGCGTTCTTACCGATTGCAGCCTCTACATCACAAAATTGTGTAAAACGAGAAACAGGTTGTACATCGTTTCTCAACTCTTCTGACAGCGTGGGGGTAGCCATGTACCCGTTCGCTGCACTCCATAATTGTCCAGCCATAATAAATATCCTTATTTCAAATTAATTAAATCCCTATAGAGCCTCCTGCTCTAAACAGAACGTCTGTTTGCTATCTTTCCACGTCTTGCCTTTTCTCGTGCTATTACCGCCGCAGGGCTGTTATCAATAACCTCTTCCTTTGGTGGGCTATAACGCCTCGATGCTTGACGTTTGGGATGGCTCTGAAGCTGTGATTTGCTTAACTCACGATCACTAGCGCCGTTTCCTTTACTAGAAACTGTTAGCACCATTTCAGTGGCTTTGCGAATCACTTGCTCAGGCGTAAGAGTTGGTTCACGTTGCATAATGACTGCCGTTTGAGAATCTACGATTGACCGTAAATTTTCATCTTCCAGTACATTTGAATGCTTTTCTTGTAACCACTTCATACCGTTATCTAATGAGGCTTGATAGTCACGTTGCCGTGCCTCCTCACGCATTGCTGCCAACGCTTGCTCCTTCGCCATAGATGCTAGTTGATTAGGATCAAGGGTAGGCTCTTGCCGCCCTTTCAGTAATCGCTCCAACGTTTCTGCGGCTTTATCGGTTTCACCGTCGTAGATGTTTTCGATGACACTCTTTAAGTCATCAGTGTGGCCTGCGTCCTGCTGGGATAGCTGGCCTTCTGCTTTCACAGAATTTAGTTGAGCCTCAATCTCGGCTTGTTGCTGCCTAATTTGTTGCTCGTATGCTTGTATTTGTCTTTCGCGCTCAGATGCTTGCTGAAGTCTTATATCAGCGGACTCATGCTTCTGTGCTGTTGCTTTGATCTGCTCCAAGGTTTTTTCAACCTCTTTGCCGTTTACTTTCATTTTCATCACGAACTCGCCTGATTCGTTCTGATAAACCGGCGATTCAGGCTTTACAGGCTCTTCTTCTGGCTCGTCTTTTTGTGATGTGGCGACTTGTTGAAAATCACGCTCAACTGCTGGCTCACCGTCGTTGTTCGATAAATCC